GAGACTTTTGCAGAATTAGCCAAGGTGAGAAGCTTATTCCTGCGAATCAAAAAATCGAAATATTTCTTGTTCACAGATCTGCGCGGGTTGGGACCGCTGATAGTGATGAGAGACCGAAACCGGGGTCTGTACCGGGATTTTAACTTCTCCTAAGAGTAACCAACTCGAAGGGGGAGGGAAAGTCAAAATTCTTATAGTTGTTTTTTTGGCAAAGCCTTTTCTGGGTAGGGGATCTGTATCCCTACCGAGGACTGTGATCCGGTAAGTCAGCCGGTCTCGTTTAACTTTTATACAACACTACACGAGATATAGCGAGGTTTGTTATGACAAACTTATGTCTATGCTAGAGAGACAACTAGTTGCCCATCTATGACCGAAAGGGTGCCTGTTCCAACGCAAAGGATCCCAACCTGAAAAGTATCCGTCCCATTACAGGGAAGAATATAATCAAAGGATCCAGTAGCATTAGTGCACGTTCCTACGAAAGCCGATTTGACACCAGCACCAATAGACGACCCATTCTTCAACAAGTATATAATAAAACTTGTTAGGGACGTGGTAGATTGAGCTGTAATACTCGTAGCTAGCCGGTAGCAACCGGCGGGCGGAGTAAAAATTGGAGCTCCTGGAGTCAGGTTTATATTAAGAGGATCGTAAATCGCAGCAGGGAAATTCACACCAGATGTAACATTGGTGGTGACGACCTGAGAAGCGTTGATCTCGAAAAGGCTCGTGGAAGTAGGAAAGGTAGAAGGGGAAGGAACCAACTGAGGGGTGAAAAACTCGACATCGTATTCGATGAATAGTTTCCCAACGGTAGCGGAACCAGGAGAGACGTTGTTAGTGGTTATATAAAAACGACCACAATCATAAGTCTTAATGTCCCCAGCGACCGCACATGGGCGGACAAACCTTCTAGGGCCAATGGCGGTAAGGTTAGGGATGTTGCACCGAAATTCAAGTGCTTCCCAAACGGAACCTATCATGGCACCAGGGTGGTCAAGGAATTGGGGTTCAGTGGCCGGGATGGGATCCTGAGCATTATAATCAACCATCATCATGACATCCCCGTTAATACTAGTATTAACGAAAGGAATGTAAATGAATCTGAGGGAATGATATCTATATTGCTCATACTGAACAGCCTGAACGGAGAGCCAAGGTGAAAAATTGGACAAACCCGGATTAATATTGTAAACATTGGCACCCACCAGAGATGGGGGTGCATAAGCTGTTTGTCCCGCAACTGCGGGATTAATTAGCTCACGATATTTAATCCGAACACCGTTCGAAGTAGGAGTGGTTTGGGCCTTGAAGGAGGTGAGTTGATTGCCTCTAGAGGCAGGGGCCTCGCTCGACCTATAGCCCTTTGCAGAAGGACGAGAACCCCTTAGGGATTTTTCGGACTTCTTTAAAGAAGGTAAAGATCGATAAACACCTGGTAAAACAGAAAGCCCTGCGGCAATGGCCGCGGCTTCTTTAGCAGCTTGTTTTCCATTCATGGTAACCATCCTGTGGATAAGGTTCAGAGCAAGGTCCGTCGTCGGATTGCCTTTTCTCTTTGATAGCGTTGTTGTCATTGTAATGAAGTGTGTTCGGGGACGCCACCACTTCGGGTGCGACTGTCCATCTCTTAAACATTGTACACCTGTGCAGTCTGTCGGCATTTATGCAAGCAATTTAGCACGGAAGTATTAAGGAACTAAAGAGCTGTGTTCCACCGTTTTAGGTGTTTAATAAGAGACCCCCTTCGTCAGGTAAGATGTGAATCCCAACCTGACCGAATGGTTTTACGTCATATTCCATCCGAGCTCTCGGATCGATCTGGACCGGCCTATTTAACGTCCTGGCGCGCTACTCGATGAGCAGCCGGTCTGGACAACTGAGGTCACGCTCGCCTCGCGAGCACGACCAAGGGGTCATGAAGGAGATCGTAATCCGACATTGAGTTAGTCATCTCTCCACCGCCTGTGAGTTTTTGATACCTTGAGAAGCGGCGATAAACACGCTTCGAGGGAAGACGATACTTAGTCAACTCTTCGTGAGTTGAATATAAACTAGTAACGTCGACCCGGGCAGGTGACTCTAGGGGCGAGAATTCCATTTGACGTGGAGGTTGATAAGGTACCCAACCCTCAGGAAGGGGACCATAGGGGAAGAAGGAAAGCTCCGCCAAAGAGTGGCGAGAGCGTATAACCTTTGAAAAAAGGTCAGGTTCGGCAATAAAAGCAGCCAAATCTTTCTTTTCCATCTTACCCGATAACAACTTCTGTTGCAATTCGTGGTAAAAAAACCTTGCGAAACGTCGCTGGAAGGAGGTAGTGTTAATCTCTCCGATAACTTCCTCGATGACAGGAAAACCTAATCCTCCATACTTCCGGGGGATGAAGAGGTTGAACTTCCCGTTATCTGTCATAAGCTTTATTTGCTGGAGATTATAATGAATAAACCTTTTATGGGCGCGTATTTTATCTTGCGCATCTCCAACGGAGAAAAGGTACATCTCTTGCAAAGTTAGTTTCCGAGACCAGTCTCTTTCAGATCCTTTAGATTGAGACATTAACAAACCAGGGTTAAAATACGGTATCTCCACGAGGGAGTGTATATGCTGGTTTTGATCAGGGATAAGCTTAAACAGAATTGAGTTCATAGTCATAATGGTTGGATGGACGTAATTTTTCCCCAAGGACAACTTAAAGCCGACCTGTTCGACAAGGCGTAGCCAAATCGAATAGTGGTCGTC